TGCTGTAAACTCCTTCAATCGTGTCAGAAGTCCAAGTAAATGGCTTATACCCTTCCACCGTAGTAGGCAGACCATAAAAAGCAATGTGTTTAGTGTTTAAAAACAACATTGTGCCAGAAGGCGCTTTTTCGTCTGCCACTACAGGAGTTCCTCTAAAGTAAATAGCATTAAACCCTGTCTCACCAGCCAATCCTGCTTTGGAAGGAACAATACCATTTCTCGTCCATTGCGCATATCCTTCAAGTCCCACTTTGGTAATAGAAGTTTGTATTGTCGGAGTTACCAAACTTTCCACATAATTCCAAACAGGTTTAGGAGTAATAATTAAATCAGGACTTTCCTTTCCGTGTTCGCAAGAACTATACTTTGTGCCAATTATGCTTCTGGTAAGAGTTCCAACTGAACCAGTATAATTGCCTTTAATGCCAGTATAAGTTGAACGAGAAAGATTTCCATATTCGGCTACATTAGTGCCATCGTCCGCCACATCCAACACGCTCAAAAAATTATTACCAGTTTGAATTGTGTAAAACTGCTCGGCAATATCATCTGCCGCGTCAATCGCCGCTTCTTCCGCCTTGCTTTTCAGCAAGTTAATAACTGGTTTAGAAGCGTTTACATCCATTTCAAGACCAGGAACCACAACAGGTTGTTCTTTTCCTACAGGGTCAAATTTCATATAAACTCTGTTAGTGGTAACATTGGTATTAAATTGCTCCAAACCAACAAAATTCATTCCATTCGTGGATTTCTGGTATTTAATTGGAAATCTCTTATCCATTCCTTCCCATTTCTTTTGCCTTCCAAGCAAAAACATCGTCAACGGAGAATAATCGGTAATCACATCAATTATCTTTCCGACAATACTATAAAGAGTAGAAGTGTTTATATCAGATTTTGCGCTAAAATCCATAACCTTTTGCCTCTTTGCTTTTTAACCGACCTTTCTGCCTCTAATTTACTGGATATTTCTGCCTTCCAAGAGTGGCTTATAACTCGTCCCAATCTTTAAAATGAACTTCCTTCCAAGAAATGCCTTGCTCTTTGGCAGATGTTTTTTCAGAATTGCCAACTTTTGAGCCGATTTCTTCTTTTACTTTGCCTTTTATCTGTTGTTTTATTTCCTCTGCTTCTTTGGCTTTTTGCCAAGCAGGCACAACAGATAAAATATAATCAGGCGTAATTTCTTTTAAACCAGCGGATTTAGCCGCTTCAAGCGTAAATTTTATTAAATCATCGGCTTCCGCGTCGTTTTTTACTACCCCTTCAAACTTCAAATCGTCTATTATTCTATCCACCATTGCTTCTTTTTCCATTTCCTGTCTCGCTTTTTGTTTTTCAATTTCTGTTATTGCTTCTATAATGTCTTTTTTGGTAAGAGGTTTTTCCGTCTCAAACTCGTCTCCAAATTCATCCGTTTTAGAACTTCTAATTTCCTCTAAAGCGGATTGAATAGCCCCGATATTTTCTCTAATTTCGGCTAATTCTTGACGAGTGAGAGTATAACCTTTCTGCAATCCTTTTGCTAATTCATACGCTTTTTCAGGGGTAATCGGCTCATTGGATTCTGCGGACTGTTCCTTTGAGGTTTCATCCTCTTGGATGTCCTCTTGGACTTGGTCTTTTACATTATTTTCTTCTTCCATATTTTTAAAAGATTTCGTTCCTCTTAAAGAGACAAAATCTTTTATTGCGTTTTAAACGACCTTTAACATTTTTGCTAATTTTTTCCTTATTCCAGTTCCTCTTGGAGGAACTTTTGTTGTCCCGTATAATTTTTTATGTCTTGCTTTTCTTTCGTTTTCTGTTCTTGGCTTCCCTAATCTGCGAGGCAAACCAGCAAGCGAATGCGTTTTTTCAACAAATTCGCAAGCGGTTTTCTTGCTTATTCCTCTATACCCATCTGGATAACTTCCATTGCATATTCCAGCCATCAATTTAAATTGATTAAGCGATTTTGCCGGCATATTATTTCCATTTTAATTTACTATTTTTTGCAAACACCAACCTTTTTTCCAATTTTACTTCTTTTGCCGTTTTATTTTTTTTCTTTTTAAGAGCATTCAACTTTTTTTCTATCAAAGACAAAGGAATTTTTTTATTCTGCGGTATTCCCAAATTTTTATGCAAACCACCTTTTCTAATAGGACTGCCGTAAAAATTTGAAACCGCTTTTGCTTTTGATTTTTTGCCTGTCGGAGTTCTGCTAAACACTCTTTTCGCGCTCCATTTAGTTTTTAATCTTTTAATTGCCGATAAAGTTGCCATAATAATTTTGCCTCTTACACTGCTTGATTTTTAATTGTATTAACAATTTGTTTTGCCTGCTCAATTATTTGCTGCTGCTCTTCTGGAGGAAGTTTTTGAAATTTCGGACTTGTTAATATCTTTTTCAACCTAACCAATGTTTTGCCTTCTTCCGTGTTTTCGCTTGGAACAATTTGTCCTTCCCTATACTCCTGCAAATGCTTTAATCGCTTTTCAGTATCTCCATATCCCAAATCTTCGTATAAATCCACTGGAGCAATAGCGCCTATTTGAGCCAATTCTTTTGCTATTTGAGCTCTGCTTGCTCTATCCACAGGAAGCATTGAACCTCTTTTTACCATTATTCTTAATCCCTGCGGAATATCATTTTTAATTAAATTGATTTCTTCATTCCCTAAACTATTAAATTTAATATCGTTGGGATTATAAACTTTGATAAGATGAAGATACATATTAAACCAATTTTCGGCAAACTGCTCAATTCGGCTTACAATTAAATCTTTTGCCAAATCCTGATTTATCATCATTGCATATCCTCTCATTCCTATCCGAGACATACCAGGAGTATATTGTCCTCTTAAAGCGGCGTGAACTCCCATAACATTATCTATCTCGTCCAGCAAATGCTCCATATTTTTAAACATTGAAGCGTCGGGTCTTCCCGCTAATGGAAGTTGCACTCCACCAGGAGGAATTTTTCTATCAAAATACGCCCCTACATCTCCTGTTTTATCAATTATTTTTTGAGCGCTTTCTTTTGAAATGGCCTCGCCAGAAAAAAGCCAAACTCTTTTTTGTCCTTCGTTTAAATCCAATATCTGTCTTTCTATTTTGTTCACGCTGTCCTGCAAAGGAATTGCTTGGTCTATCAAACTAGCGTCATCATACAAACTATATCCCAAATTAAAACAATTTAATATCAAATAAGGAAATTGCGGCTCTTTGAATAGATTATTTCCCTTATTCTCATAATCAAAATTAGGATTTTTAATTTTATCCAAGATTATATTCCCCAACTTCCAAGCAACCCATTTCCCATTTCCTCCCCAAAATTCAATATATCTTACTTTTGTCTTTAATTCGCCGAAAACCAACGCTTTAATTTGTTTTTTCTTTTTAGGAAACTTTTCCATCAACCCTTCTGCCGTATCTTCCATCATTTCCCATATGTATTCGCAATTTTCAAGTTTAGTAGCCTGCGGGTCAAATCCTATTTTTTTAGGCAAAACATTTATTGTTTCTATCCCTTTTTTCTCTTTGTTCCAGCGCATTTTTACTACTCCTATGCGATTTAACAACCAATGCAAAACCAATTTTTGAGTTTTCCATTTCATATCATCGTTCACTTCCCACGCAGTTTGACAAGCCTTAATTATATTTTCCCGCTGATTATTCTTTAAACCAGAAGCAATAGGAATAGGCTCTGGAGTTCTATTTATCCAATAAGGAAGAATAGTTAAAATATTCGCCCAAATTCTATTGTTAATTGTTTTCGCTTTTTTAGGATGTATTTTTTTTAAAAGTTCTTCCCTTGCCCCTCTTTTCCAATATTCTTCTCTTATTTCCGACTCTTGATCATTCTTTGTTTTCAAAACTTTGGACTGCGAAATTGCCTTGTTTATTCCACTAACAAGGTTTTCATCCTTTGTTTTAAACTCCAATAAACTTCTTTGCTCTATTATTATTTCCTCTGGATTAAATTCTTTTGTCATATAAAAAGCGGACACATAATGCTTCAACCCAAAAAAGAGTTAAAGTTTAATGTGTCCGCTCTTGTAAGTAGCCGAAACTAATCGGCGCTTTTGTGAGTAGGACTTTTTATTTTATTTTACTCTTTTTAATTTATTTGTCAAATTGTGGAAAACTTATTTTATCCAAATCTATAATTTTTTCTTTTTGTTTTATTCTTGGTTGAGGCTGTCCGTCCCGTATATCAATTTCAATTTTACCAAACTTCAATTTTCTCATTAACATAATAATTTTTATTTCTCTTTTTGTTAATGGCTTCATATTTTCCAATCATCAGGACTTTCTGCCTGATGTTTTAAAATTTCGCTTATTTTCGGCGCTGTGTCCAACGCCGCTGTTTCAAATGTTTTTGAAGCATAATCCAATACTTCTGTTTCTCCTCCTTCCAGCATTAAAGCCAATTTCCAGTAAATAGTAGCCATAACCAAATGATTTTCCCCGTCTGTCTCCCAAATTTCCTGCTCAATACCCATACTATCCTCTTTTTTTATTTTATATACGCTGTTCCAATGTTTTATATACTCCTCCAACTCCTCCAATTTCATCTGAAACCTTATTTTTCTATCTACCAATTCATTTATCACTAAACCCAACATCTTTCCTCTGTCTGAATAAACAGTATGGCTGTTTTTATCCCATTTTACAAATTCCGCTTTTCTAATTTCTTTTTTAAAATAAGACAACCATATTATTCCCAAATACTTTTGCTGCAATTTTCTGGGTTCAGTTAAATCAGGCAAAGCGTCAAACACCGCTGTTCCAACATCATACTTTTTAATTAAAAACTCAATTTCGTCCCAATCTTTTACCGCTCCAACCTTAAAAATTCCTTGTTTATTTCCTAAAACAAAATGCTTAACAAGTCCAACATCCACGCCTAAAACATTACCGCGTTTAAAATTCACATTAGTATAATCTATCGCCTTTGCTATTAAATCTCTATCAATTAACGCTCCTTCTCCTCTATACGGCAAACCAAGCACAAAGTTATAAAAATAATCTTTACTTTTAGTTTTTGCCTGTTCTTCTATTTCTTTTGCCGAATGCCAAACAGCCATTAACTGGTTAATCCAATAACCTGAAATATCCCTATTTTTATATTTTCTTACCCACTCGCCATTTATTCTATCCTCGTCCGTTATTTCTTTACCGCATTCTTTGCAAACAAACTTGCCGTTTTTGATATTATCAGGATATTCAAGATACTGCCAATGTCCACAACCGGGCTTAATAAACCAATACTTTTGGTCGGATTTTTCCCATAATTTTTGATTTATCGTGTTAGGATGAGAAGGATTGCTAAAATACCATTTTCCTTTGTAATCAGACGCTTCCAAACGGCTTTCATACTGCTCAAGAATTTTCTGCTCTGAACGGTCGGCTTCGTCCGCTATCAATAAATCAGCCGTAAACATAATACCTACTCCGCTTTCAATTGCTTTTTCCTGCGATTTTCGGCTAATAGTTCCTCTATAATAAATAAAATGATTTCCAACTTTTTTCTGAAAAATCGTGTCTTTATCCTTTGTCCATTCCTGCAAAATAGGATTTTGACTGATAATCGCATTTACTTTGGAAGGAACAAATTGCCCAACATCTGAAAAAGAAGGTAAAGTATAAATTATATTTAAATCTTTATACTTTGCCGCCCATAATGTTTTTAATATCACTGCAGTGGAAAACCCTACCTGACTGCTTTTTCTAATTGTTTGGACAGGAGTCCAGTCGTTATAAACATCTATTAAAAACGAATGATTTTTAAATTCCAATTTATTTCCTCCTTCGCCTTTAATTTGATTAAGAACCACCCAGCCAAGACAAGAATTTTGTTGAATTAAAGCCGAATATTTGTCCATTTTTCCAGCCATTTTTTAATTTCTTTTTTGCGCTTTTTGCTTTTTGTTTGATGATATTCTTTGATAACTTTTTCCACAATAAAATCAGCCACTTGAAAATTCCCAACCATTCTCGTCCCTTTCCTATTCTTTCTGTCTCTTTCCGTTCCAGTCCAAGGATTTTTTTCTTTGCCGTATAATTTATCAAACAACGGATTAGTCCAGCCATCTTTGCTGATAGGTTGTTGAATATCCGCAAATTCCTGCTTGTTTAAAATATCTTTACTTTTTGTTACTTTTATATTTGGCATTTTCAAGAACTTTTTTTGCCAATTTTTCTTGTTCTACTTTTTCTTTTTCTTCTGGAGATATTGGAGATATAATTTCAACTTCGTTCTTTTTAAAAAGAAATTTTAAATCTTCTTTTATCTGCCGAGATTTTTCCAAAACTTCTTTCATCTCAACCTGCCTGCCAAAAAAATATCCTGTAAACAAAAAAAACAGATTAACTATTGCTGTTATTATTATCTGCTTCATTTTCTTTTACTTTTGGTTGCTTTTTTTGAATTTTAACAAGTTCCAATTTTAAAACAGGTTGTATCATATACCCATATTCAGCAACCAGTTTATTATACGCTTCAAGAAACTGCTGTTGATGTTGAAATTCTATTTGAGCGGGAGTTAACTTTTGAGTTTGTTTTTCAGCCATTGATTAAACTCTTGTATTATTTTATTTTCTTTGTCCCCGACCTTTATTTTGTTGTCCAATTCTCCTTGAAATTTATCTGGTTCTTTGCCGTAAATTCTGTCTGCTAAATAAACTAAAACTCTTGCTTCTTTTTTTGAAAATTTATCAAATCTTTTCATCAATTCTTTTATCGCTTCTTTTTCATTAACTCCTTCGCTTTTTTTATAATTAAAATAATCCTCAATAAAATTGCGAATTTTTGTTTCTTTATTTATCTCTCCTTTTCGTTTCTTATGTCTGCGAGAATCGTATCCTTTTTTAAAAGGTTTTAAATTTTCAGGTTTGTTTGCCATAAATAGCAGAAAAATAACACATTTCCTAATTCCTTGATTATACCATATTTTTATTTATTTTCAACCTTTATTTCCTCATATTTTTTACTTCCAACCCCAAAAAACCTCAACCCTTTCTTCTTATCCCACGCTATTATTACTCCGCTCGCGCAAGAAGAATTAAAACCAAGATTATGCTCACGCATATATTCTTTAACCTTCTTAACTCTCTTTGCCTTGTTTGCTATTGTGGTAAATTGAAAAAACACGAATTTATTTCCTTTCCATGCCATTCCGTCCCATATTCCAAAAATATCCTTTTCTTTCCCCCATCTGCTCTTTACAGGACACCATACGCGCCAACCCTGTAATTTATAATACCGCTTAACTTTTTGCCTTATGCTTTTTTCAGACGGCATTTTATTTTTGCAATAATGTATAAAATATACCTCCTGCCTCCCTGCCGTATGAAATTCATCTTCCCTTTATTTACTTCCCGTTGCATAAATAACAAAAGATGAACATCGCACAGGCACGCAGGAGGGTTTATTTAAGGTTTTCTTTTAGCCATTTTGTTTGGGTTTGGTTTAATTTCTTTAATACTTTATCCGCCCAAATTCTGTCTTTATCTTTTTCTTCTTCGGTTAATTCTGAATAAGGGTTCCAGTTTTTATGCCACTTTTCCAACAATTCTTCTGGTTTTACCCGCTTATAAATTAACTGGTCAGCGGTATATTTACTCCAACTTTCCCATTGTTTATGTTCTAATTCTGCTAATTCTTCTCTTAATTCTTTAGTTGTTTCTTCTATAAAGCGTTGAATAATTTGACAAAATAAACTCCATATTTCATTTCTGGCTTCTTCTTGCGAAATGCTATTCAAATGACAATCAAGCGTAATTCTTTCTATTTCCATTAAAATTGAATTTTCCCATTTTTTCTTTTTAATTGTTTTCTTTTGTTTCTTCATATTTTATTTTTTATCGTTTAATCTTTTTATCCAAATCAGTTAACAAACTCTCTAAAGGTGTAACAAAATCTATTTCTTTTCCACATATTAAATCTTGTTTCCATCTATAAATTATATAACTAAATTTATAAGATAACTCCTCTATTTTCTTCTCTATCTCTTCTTTAATTATCTTCTTTTCTTTTTTCATAATTTTTAGTTAGGTTTTAATTATCTCTTTCTCAAATTCAAAAAGAAATAAACACTTATTCCTATTAAAGGAATAACAAATATCTTGTCTCCTCCAACAATTAATTGACCCAATGAAATAAATGCTATTCCTAAATAACAAAGAATAACTATACTGTCAAAAATTTTATCTATTTTTAATTTAGGTTGTCTTTTAACCATTTTTGTTGTTTTTTTTTAATTCTTTCAAGACACTCATTCCAACCATCAGCTTTTGGTTTATCTTTAGATATAACCCAATATGCCTTTACTTCTTTCGTCTCCTCCATAAACCGCTCAAACGCCTCTCTCACCACGTCGTCCATTATTCTTTTCACTCCTACTGAAACAACTTTATCAGCAACGCTTTCTTTTACACCTGCAAGGTTTAATATCATATAAAGGTGTTTTTCTATTTCTTTTTTGATGTTTTGGTATTTTGACATTTGATAAAAAGATTAACAAGTTTTCTTACTTTATATTCATCGGGAACATTATTCAAAATTTGTCTTATTTTCAATTCTACTTTTTTTTCTTCCTCCATAGATTGTTCTCTAACCATTTCAGTTATAGATTTTATTTTTGTTTAATATAGTAAATTCTTATTTGTTTATCTGTTTTTAATTTTCGTCCAAACAAATACAAACATATCTTAAATATTCTTTCTTCCCACAATTTTTTCTTCTCGTTCCATACTTCTACTTTATAAACTGGACAATAACAATCAATAGGCAAAACATAATATTTTTGCTCCGACTTATAATCAGTTATTGCCACTCCTTCTTTAATTTTCCTTTCTTTTTTCATAGATTTTATTTTAGAATTTTGACAAACTTATTCTAATTCCAAAAATTAAAAGTAATACTATTCTCAATCGCTTGGTCAAATTCCTCATCACTTGGAGCACTACTCTTATCATAATACTTATCACCAGGACCAACAACCTCATTTATTTCAACATCTAATACGCTCAAACCAGCTGTTTCTATTAGACAAAATTCCTTCCACTTCTTTTCAGCTTCTTTTTTGTTTTTTGCTCTAACCCAGCCATCTGCAGCAAGTATAATCTGTCCTGTTATTTGATATTTCTTTTCTTTTTTCATAGTTAGTTAAAACTCCATCCTTTAATTCTATTCTTTTATTTACTATTCTTCTGTATATTTCTTTTATGATTTTTTTTTCTTCTTTTTCATATTTCTTTTTAATTTTCTTTTTAATCCCTACCAGCCATTGTTGATTTATTCCAGTAGGCGGTCTGGGTTCGCCCAGCCCTTATCCCGACAGCCTACAGGTCTACCGAGCGGGATTGTTTATTTCCTTAATCCTGTAAAAATCCATTTATCTACCCAGTAAAATATCAATCCCATCCTCTACAGCCACAATAAAATTCTTTTCTTTTTATATTTAAAAATGGTAATCGTTTCACTTTTCTATTCCCATTATATGTTTCATTCCACCCTCCCGCAGGAGAAAGATGAACTACCCAAATTTGTTCTTTCTCATTCCACTCTGCAAAGGAACCACATCCATAACCACATCTAAATATTCCTTCAAATTTCACATCGCCTTGGATAATCTTACTCTCTTTTCCACTACAAATAGAACAAGCCCAAAATAACTTATTTCCTAATTCTTTTGGAGAATGCCAAATACTTTGTGCTTGATGACCACATTGCATTATTGGAGGAATCTTTCTTTTCCACTCTTTAATTATTAGTTTACCTTCTTTCTCTTCAAAAACATAAATTTTTTCTTTTGACATAGTTTTTTATATTTAGTTATTTTTAATTAACATTGTTAAACCACCTTAATCAACCATTTCTTGCCTGTTTCCCACTTAGCAAGAATAAAATACTCCACACCAGTATCTGTAAATTCTGCCTGTAAAAAAACCTTTGCCCTTTTTTCTTGCAAATCTTTCATTACTTTCTCAATTTTATCTAAATAAGAAAGTTGACTTTGTTCCTTTATTTTCTTCTTTTTTTTCATACTTTTTAACCTTTACTCCTCCCACTCCTTACACCCCTCACAAATTAAAACCTTATAACCAACCTCATCTTTTACATCATCAGTAAACCTTTTTTCTTTTAAATTAAAAATAAACTTTCCACATAATTCACATCTTCCAACCTTTAACTTTGTTTTTAGTTTTTTGATTATTTTTTTCATAGTTTTAATTTTTACATTTTGGCGGGGGGTGGGAATCGAACCCACGACCTCTACGGTTAACAAGGCGAAGTATCTCTTTTCTACGCCACTTTTATTCAATTATTTTTATTTAATAATCTTTTGACCCCATCTCTTCCATACTTGGAAAAGGAGGACATTTTACTTCGCCCTTTGTTCTCTCTGCCACAATTTTATTAAAAACATCGTAAATTCTGCCTATTTCTCCAGTTTTAAACAATTCTGTGGTTGATTTTTTGCCAAACATCGCTTTTTGAATTTTTCTCCACATTTCTTTTATTATTTCTGGCGTCCAAAAATGTTCCACTGGTTCTTTAAATATCTTGTAAGCGGGAATTCCTTTGCTGTTCAAAACTTCCGCCATTTGTTCAAACCATAAATGCAAAGCCTTGTTTTGTTTCTCTGTTCTTGGTTCTTTCACTCTTTCTATCTTAAATTCAGTTATGCCTTTTTCCAGCATTTCGTCCAATATTTGCTGTTTTGCCTCCAATTCCGTTCCTTCTTTTTCCACGAAAAACTCTATTTTGTATAATTTTTTGCCTCCTTTTACCCGCATATCCCTAAAAAGGAATATTATCTGTATCAACTTTATCTTCTTCCACAACAGGAATGCTGTCTTGAGGAGGAACAAAACCATCTGAAGTTAATACCCATTCAGGGTGGGAAAGATAAACAACATCTTTTATTTTTCCTCCCACATTCATTTTAATTATCCAAACTTTTGCCTCCTTGCCTACCCAATTGGAAGTTTCGTCTCCATAAACATCTATTAAATTGTTTATAGTCGTCTGATTAAAGGTTAATAATCTTTCGCCGTTGCGGGTATTTATCTTAAATACATATCTTTTGCCATAATCGCCTTCCACTTCTTTCCCTCCGTCTAAAATTTTTATAACATCATTATGCTTGATATCTTCGTCTTTCTTGGCAAAATTGCCTTGTATAGAAGTTCGTTTTTTTAATTTCATAATACTTAAATATTTAATTAAATTTATAATTTACGCTTCTCTATTTTTTTGAGGTTCTTTTAGTTTTTGCTCCGCCAATTCGCTTTCAACCGCTTCTAATTTTTTATCCGCCTCGTCTTTGGTTTTATAAGAAACTTTTATAGATTTATTAAGGCCAATTAACTTTTTATACTCATTCACGCTTTTAATAACCTGATTTCTGCAAAACTTGTATAATTCCTCGCTTACTTCTTCTATTTCGTTTTCAAAACATTCTTTTTTTTGACTGCAGAAGAAATCAGCATTTTGATAATTCGGCAAAGACAATTTAAAACTAAAACTTCTCGTTATCTCCACCATTTTGGGCTGTTTAGGCTGATTTGGCGTAATCTCTTTTGCCAACGCTTCTATCTCGGTTTGACTAAAAACATCTTTTATTGTTTGAGAAATTTCTTTTAAAGAAAGACCTGGTTCTTTTCTTGTTTGCTTTAAAATATTATGCAGTTTATTTTTCATATAAATTTAGGTTTCTACGGAAGGTTGAGAATTGCGGCATCGCTAAACTCAACCCTCCGCAGAATGCCCCAATTTTTATTTCTCGTCCCTAAAATCAATTGCTTCCTCGTAGGACTGCCTGTCGCTTCTTTCCGCTAACTCGGCTTGATATTCCGCTTCTTTTCTTTCCATTTCTTCCTCGTATTCGGCTTGAAAAGCGTCTTCTATTACTTTCATTTGCTTTTTTACCGCTTGTTGAAATTTCCAGTCGTTCACAATTCTTTCGCTTTCCTCTTCAGTCATCTTTCCTTGTTTTATCCACTTGCGGTGAATTGCTGGTTGCAATTCTTTTATTTCTTTTTTCATATTATTTACTTTTTAAAAAACTTTTATTTGACCTTTTTATAACATATCCAATTTTTTATTCTGCCTTCTTTTGCCTCCTTTACAAACATTCTCGTTGAACATTCTGCCGAAAAAGCGCACTCATTAGGCACTTCTTTATAATACTGGCTGTTAAAAGCGAATAATCCTCTGTCTATGCTTCCGTTTCGGTTGACTTTCACAAAATACGGCTGCAGATAACTTTCGCAAGCGGCTATTTTAACAGCCAATTCAGCGTCAAACCCTTCCTCTTCGCACACATTTTCAATTGTTTTTATCACTCCTTTATTCTTGTCCTGACTTTCATTTTGGTATTTCAATACTTCTCTTTTTAATCTTTTTAACTCGGCTTGCGTTGCTTGGGCAGTTTGATAAGAAGCATAAGCATAAACACACATTCCGCCTATCGCCAAACTTATCAAAATCAATACTCTTTTTAAAAACCGCTTAACAACATTTTTAAACGCCGCTTTAAACTGACCATTCTTTTTTCTTTTTATTTTTCTCATATTTTATTTTATTTATTTTTTTTCTTTGCCGACCTTTATTTGAGATAAAATGCTGTTTTGTTTTTGCTGCAGTTTTTTAAGACGGATTAAACGCTCTCTGTCTCTTATCGCTTGCCTGTATCTTGCTTCTGGCACGCCGATTATTCTTTTTTTGTTTTTCTTTTGTTTCATAGTTTTCCACAGGTTTAATTGTCCATTATCATATTATCATAGTTCAAAAAGGCTGTCAATATGTTAATAACTTTTTTCATAAAAGTGGAGTTTGAACGACTTTTATTCTGGCTTCAGCTATTTTAATATAATCAGGATTTAATTCTATTCCTAAATAATTTCTGCCTAATTTTTTAGCTACTATGGCCGTTGTTCCACTTCCCATAAAGGGGTCTAATACTATACCGCCTTTCGGACACCCAAATTTAATTGGTATTTCTACTAACGCTTCAGGGAAGACAGCAAAATGCTCTATGTATACTGGTTCAAAAAACTTTCTTAAATGAACAGGAATTATATCTAAATTATCAATTCTTAGATTTATGAGGACATTGTCCATACCATTGTTTAGCATAATTACAATTAGCACATAAAACTTGAAACCTGTTGGGCATATATTTATTTTTATAAAGCCATTGATATAATTTCCCCTTTATCTCTTTTCTATGCTTTGCTCCATCGTTGTTTATATGGTCTATAGTCAAAAATTTAATTTCTGTTTCACCACAACAGGCACATCGTGGTGAATTTCCTCCATATTTCTTTAATACTTCCATTTTAATCCTCCAAGTATACTTTTTCATATATTCATTTCTTTTCTTCCTGTATTTTCTATATGCCTCTGGATTCGTTTCTTTTTCTAAAACAAATTTCTTATGATACCTCAATGTTCTTTCTTTAGCTTTCTTATGATGTTTGTAATAAGAATTTAAAGCATTCTCTCGTCTAACTAATACAAGACATTCTTTGCAATATTTTCTATTACAATATCCATAGAATTCTTTTCCGCATTTTTGACATTTAATTGATTTATATGCCTGTTTCATATAAATCAATTTTATCAAAGTATTCCTGCCTTGTCAAGTTCTTTTATTAAATAATCCTGCTCTTTTTTAGTTAAATTATCTCTAACTTTATATCCTAAAATTCCTAATTCCTTGCTAAAATTATGTGGTTCGCTTTGTATTTGCCATATTGTTGGAATATTTTTACCTTTTACATTAAAAGCATTCGGCTCGCCTGGCCCTGGTGCTTGTCTTAATCCTTTAGCGTTAGGGTCTTTAATTGTTTTATTTCTCTGCGTCCTCGCTCTTGGGCTATTAAACATTTCAGCATCTTCTCTGCCAGCAAATTTGCCGTGATAAACATAATTCGGCGTTCCAGACATCCAACGACTTCCTAATTCCTGAACTCCTTTTTTCTTTTTTCCATAATCAGAAGAAACTTCATTATATCGTTTTATCTCTTTTTCTGTCGCTCTAAATTGTGGCTGTCCCTTTTTTCTTATAGCATCTCTAACCCGGTAATTAAATTTGTTATATTTACTCTCGGGATAATTTCTCTGTCTAACAATCCCAGGCGCTCTTTTTTGCTCATAAATTGTTTGATTTCCTTGTCCCATTCTTGGCCGCTCAAAATTTAATTCGCTTTGTGGCGGCAATCTTACCGCATCTAAATCACTCCAATACTTTTTACTTTTAACAAAGAAATATAATTCCTCTCCGCTTTCATTAAATCTATCCTTTACGCTTGTCGGCATTACACTGCCAATTGTTCTGTTTTCTTTTTTAATTAAAACCTGCTTACAATTATGTGTTAAAATTCCATTTGATAAGAAAAATATATTATTCCACTTTACTTTTCTTTTTTCTTTTGTCGGTTTATTTTTCTCCTTACCACAATAAACTGGTTCTACTTCTAAATCATAAGTATTTTTTATTCCAATACTTTTAATATTTCTAATAGATTGAAAAGACAAATCATTAAATGTAATTCTATTATTCCAATCTTGAATTGAGAAAGCACTAATTCTAAATTCTTTCCCAAACCCTTTTACTTTCTCGTTATTTTCTTTTCTAAACTGCTTACCAATTAGCAAACATATAGTTTCTATTTGCTCTACTAAATCAGGATTATATTTAATTCTTACTCTCCATTTTTTATACTTTTTATCATAGTATCCATCTCCTTTTAGAAAACCATCAATAATACCAGTAAGAAATTCATCACTCATATTCCAGATTTTATCTGTAAATTTTTTTTCACCACAATTTTTTCCCAAGATAAATTGCCGTAAAAAATCAACCACAGGTCTTTTCTTACTTCCCTTTCCACCAACTCCTAAAAACAAATCATAAGCATTATTATTTTTTTGTTTCTTTACTCTTAATTTCCATTTTTTAATCAAATCTTGCAATTCTTGTTTTTTTAAATCTTTATTATTTATCGTCAATTTAGGATTTTGCGTCCAAATACCACTTCCTTCTGCCAAATACCACCCCACTAAAAGACCTTCTTGATAATTTCCTTCTAACCTTCCCTTCCTTTTTATACGAGTGGCAACATAAAATTTATCAAGTTTTTGGTTTAAAAACTTAACTTTCTTAAACGAAAGTTTAATAAACTTTTTTCTACCATTCCAAACAGTAGTTGGAAATAAATGTTCCTTACTTGCTATAACTCTTTTTCCGTTTGTTAATTCAACTTCAAAAACTTCTTTTTTACCAGAATACCAAACATCTTTTATCCGCACCCACTTTATTCCATCTTTACTCAATGCTGGAACTTGATAATCTCGGCTATTAAATTCTAAATCCTTGATAGGTAAAATCCTGTATTTATTATCTTTTCTTACCAATAATTTGGTATTTTCATCTAAACACCACTTTATTTTGTTTCTTAATATCAATCCTACTTCGTCTATACACCTAATAGCAAAGCGTTCTGGTTGCATTAAAAGGCATTTCTGTTTAGCAGTTTGCTTCAATCTACTATTATTAGATTTCCCGCTAAACATTCTTTCATTATCTGTTGCCGGGATAAAACTTTTAGTTCCGTGTATTTTTAATATTTCATCTGGTGTCTTCCCTTTATTTACAAATTTTTTACCAAAACTATTTGTTAACGCTTTACTACTACCTGTTGGCAGTCCTCCATAGCAATCCCCCATATTTATCCAAATCTGCCCCGTCTTTTTAACTACTCTCTTAATCTCCCACATTATCTCAATCATCTTATCCAAGTATTCTTCAAAGGTTTCTTCTAATCCTATTTGGTCCTTAACTCCGTAATTTCTCAAACCATAGTAGGGCGGGGAAGTAATAACTAAATCAACACTTTCTTCTGGAAATCGTTTTAAAACCTTCAGTGTATCTCCACAAATAATGGAGTTCATAACCCTCCTTATATCTATTTTATCTTCTTTAAAATCTAACATTTTTATATTTTTTATTCCATTTTTTATTTAATTTCCGTCAACGGACGAGGATAAATATTTGCTCCCCTGCGGTATTCATCCACCATTCTCGCTTCTTCGTCCGTTAATGGTCTAATATCAAATATTTTGCTGTCGTATTCATTCTTAACGGCTATAAAAGCAATTATTCTTTTGCCGCCTCTTGTTTTACCTTTACTATCTTTTGTTCCACCAACTTCTCCTATCAAGCAATAATCGCTTATTTTAGAAAAATAATTTTCCCAATCTCTACTGCTCACTAATCCTTTATACCATCTATACTTTTTAGAAGGATTTTTTATATTTCCTTCTTTGAAATCTTTTACTCCTTTTTTAAACGCCTCGCTTTTTTGAGACATTTCCGCGTAATTTTGATATTCAAAAGATGATTTTTTAAACATATTTTTAATAATTGCTTATAAAACGACCTTTAATAGGCTTGATATTGTCAAGGTCTTCTGTGATATATTTAAAAACCGTTTCCAATGTCCATTTTATGTCGTTTTCCTCTTCCAGCCACTCCATAACTTCTATTATTCTATCGTCGGTAAATCCTGTTAACAGCCGAGCGGGACGCAAATCTCGTTTTAAAAGGGCTTGATATTGTTCTTTATTTTCAAGCATTATTCCTTTATATTTCCAATAAATGCTAATAATGTGAATATGTCTTCTTTTATCTTTTTCCATTTCTTTTAATTTTTTATTAAAAGAGAAAGGCTCGTCGTCAGTTTTAACTGACGACATACCTTTCTTTTGTGTTTTCCTTTCTATTATGTTTTCCTTACTATTTGAATTTAAAATCTTTAAATAGTGAATTAAAAGATTTAAAGTAGTGATTTTAAAATCTTTTAAATCACTGATTTTAAAATCTTTTAAATCACTTTTATTTTCTTTTATTTCTTTAATTTCTTGAAGTTGTTTAAAAATTTCTTTAAAGTTCTTTTTCCATTGAGATTTATCCAAAAGATAATATCTATTATTACAAGTTTTACCAGTTCTTTGTCTTTTTATTAACTTAAAAAACTCTAAAACCTTTAATCTATCACAAATTGTTGAAGCAGAAAGTCCAGTTAATTCTCTAATTTTTCTTATAGAAGGGTAACATTTTTGATTTTTATCTGCTAATCGGCAAAGAGTAAAATATATCTTAATGGTATTTCCATCAAGAATTTTAAAAAAATCGTCAACAAATTCATCATCTGTCCAAAACCAGTCCTGTTTTCTTTTATTTCTTACTTCAAATTCTTTATTCATTTTGAACTATATTATTTTATATTATTTTTTTTATTTCAAGTTTTTCTTTTTCTTTATAATATTCTTTCCACATTTTTCTTTTTTCTCTTTCTTTTTTTTCAATCTCTTCAACTATAGATTCTTCAATTCTGTATTTTCTTTTTGCCTTTAGCGCTTCTATTAAAGCAGGATTAAATTTGTCTATTCTTTCCACTGGTTCGTTTAAAAATATTTTTATTTTTGTTATTTCTATTAAATACTCTGGGGGAATTGTAAAATATTCATTTCCTTCTGCCAAAAATTTTTTGAATAATTCGTGAAAAAAAACTTCCATTGCTGAATAAAATCTTGTTTTTAAAATATAAACAGGAATTATACCTTCTCTTTCTCCATCTAATGTCAATAATCTATTTATAAGCGACCTTGTTTTTCCAATTTTTATTAAGTTTGGTTTGTTTAAAATTCTTATAAAATATACAAAACCTCCTTCTTCTGTTTCTAATTCTTTTTCTGCTTCACAAAATAATTCAACAAGTTTTTCGGGTAATTTAATTTTATATTTTTCTTCAATATAAAAACCTTTTAAAAATAGAGGTTTTTGATTTGCTTTTAGCCATTCTTCAAACTTATTTTTAGAAAGCGAAAACCTACAATATGGAAACCTTGAGCACCCAATAAATTCATTATATTTTCCTTGTATATATTTTAATTTTGCTCCACACAATGGACATTTTGTATCTTTTAATCTTTCTTCCCATATAACTTTCATAATTTTTCTCTATAAAACAAAATCCCCACTCCAATCTGGGTACTACCAAACCCTGCGGTTAGTGGGGATTTTGTTTTGGTAGTTTTCAGATTGGCTTAACCGCATAATTCTATTTTTTAATCTAATATCATTATTTCATTATACCAAACCATCAAACCCAGTCAACCTGTTAATAACTTTTTTCTGTATTTTCTCATCCATTCTCGTTTATAAACTTTCAACTTTTCCCGATTTTCTTCCCTATACCATCGCATATACTCTGCTCTATTTTTAAACTTCTTTGGCTTTTTCTTTTTAATTTTGCTTTTAAGATAAGAATTATGGGCGGATTTCGGATTTTGGTTGATTTCTTCTTGTATTTTCCTTTCCTGACAAATAGGACACTTCGCCGCTAATTTTATATTCCTTATCACTCCACATTTTCTGCATTTTACATAGCAATTCTCCTCTATTTTTTGGGTGTAAGAAGACATTACCAGTATTTAAATAATCATTTTTTTTATTTTAACTCTTTTTAAAATAAATATCAATAAAAAAAACCAGCGTTAACCGCTGGCTAAAACATAAAGTTTTAATTTAGTCAAGGATATCCTTTGTTAGTAAGACGGAATAACAACCAATTTATTACACTGGCATATTCTCATCTTCTTCAAGCATTTCCTCTTCTTCTTCTGATATTTCTTCGCTCTCACTTTCTTCTGCAGTTTCTTTTTCTACTTCTTCGTTTTCTTCTATTTCTGAAATGTTGTTTTCTTTTTCCATATCTTTTAATGGTTAATTGTTTTTAATGAATGACCTTTATTTGTTAAGCGTATTCTTTACACCGCTAAACAACCCAACTGCGCTTAACCCATAAATAATTCCAGTTAAAATCGTATAACCGTAATTGCCAAATCCTGAAATAAACATAATCGTTGCCCCCAATATTACAGCCAAAGCGGGAACATATCTTTTATCAAGTTTAAATAATCGTTTTATGGCTTCTGTAAGCCCTAAAATCAATGATATAATTATTGCTGGTTCCATATACTACTCCTGCCCTAAAAACCGCTCAGAACGGCTCTCAGAGCGTTTAACAGCGTTTTTAACCGACCTTTTATAAAGTTTCAAAAGGCAAACATCGCACAAAGTTTGATTTCTTGCCCCTTTTATTATTCTGCGTCCGCATTTTACACAAAATTTTTTAGCCATTTTTTTAATTAAACTCTACAATAGAAATAGAAAAATCATATTCCCAATTGCTTCTTAAGTTTATAGGATTTTTAAATTCGGCTATTTCGTCTGTCTGCGGCTCGTAAGCATAAAGTTTAACTTTGCCATTGTCCGTAGCCACTATTATATTTGCTCTATGCCAAAATTTATGTTTGCCTGTGTTAACATCTTTTATCTCTATTTGTTTAGCGTCGCCCGCGGTATTAAGTCCGTAAATCCAAGCCATCATTGAATGAAACTTGCCTGAAAAATTGTCGCAATCCCTTCTATCTACAAGATATTTTCTTTTACTCGTCCAATTATATTTAATAATATCTTTCCAAGTTTGAATATCTGTTAAGTAATACTTTTCATCTGCCAGCCAACTATTAAGTTTATTTTCTTTTAAAATATTCAACAATTCAAGCCGTGTTAATATTTTTGTTATTTTAACATTAAACGCCAATTTAAGAAAATCCTGCCCTTTACTCATTAACATTGCCCCAAGATATTTATACAATTGTAGTTTTTTAGTTTTAGTATCCATAGAAATTAAGGGAGAGAGCGAGCGATAACTCTCTCCTTTTAATTGGTTGTCAATGCTTTAAGCGATTTTTAATTATTCGGGTGACATTTTCAAATTTTTCCTGATAAAAAGAAAGTTCTTGCTTCAACACGCGACGAAAAATCAGCAGTTTAAAGCAGAAATCGCATAGTCCTCCAGTTATACCCATTCTTTTTCTGTATTCAATTTTGTCTCCGCATATCATACATTTCATTTTCATCACCCCCTTTTAAAAGAACTATTCGCTCTTAAATCTACAATGTTTATATTTAATTCTTTGCATAATTTGATAAAACTTTCTTCATCGTCCCAATAATGGTATTTAATAGAAGTAAATTGGTCTGGTTTTCCCTTGTAGTCCATATCTATTGTCAAAGCAAATCCAAAATCCTCGTTTCCATTTTCATCTTTTTCCAAAATGCCTGTCAATGTTTTGTATTTTCCCGTATCTTTGTTTGGTATATAAGGATTTATTCTTTTGCTCCAATAAGGGATTTCTATTATTATCTTATCGCCTTTTTTGCATATTTTTTCCTTCATAACTTGGTTTTAAGTTTAACCAATTCAATCTTGATATTTTCTAATTCCTTGCTGAATTCGTCTTGCTTTCTTTCTAAATTTTCTATTCTGCGGAGAACATCGGACATATGGTTGTGTTCTAAACTATCCAACCTGTCTTTAAGTTTGTTTATTCCATTGTTGTTGGTTCGGTTCTGGAGTCGTTGAACCAGTAAAGGCATTAACGGCTTAATTACAATAAGAATAAACAAAGCGATAAGACCCATTGCGGAAATGTTTTGAATTATATTTTGAATTTCCTGCGCTGTCATAATTTAATAAAATTCGCATATTCCCCAACAATAATCTGTTGGTAAATAAATGTCGTATTGACAATAACATCCATTATTTTTTAACAACCAATTTCCTATTAGAGGCAATATTCCATAAATAATTATTACTCCAATTATAATCATTATTATTTTTGTAATTTTTGTTTTTTCCATATTGGTTTTTTAATTTTTCCTTGTTTATAAAGTTTTACAAATTCTTTCGCATTTTTAGATATCTTACTAAAATGTGATTTCAAATCTTTTTTGCAATACCAAGCATAACGCTCTAAATCTTTAAGCGACATTTGAGCAATTAACGCTTTTTGGTCCTCTATCGGCAACGCTTTAAATGCCTTAATATCACTTGGCAAATCACAACTTTTAAAAAACTGCGAAACATTTTTAATATAACCTTTTTTAATTGCTTCTTTAAGTTTTTCTTTCATTTCTTTATTTTTTCCTTGTAAATAAAGCATTCTTATTTCAGATTTTACTTGCGTTTTTTTCCATTCTTCTTTTGTTTTTACTCGTCCGCCAAATCTTTTTGAATATAAAACATAAATTTTTGATTGAATTGGAGTTTCTGTAATATATTTAGGAGCAGGAGTAAATCCTATAAAAGGAACAATACTTGATTTTCCCGATATTTTTTTCTGCCTTAAATAACCACTGATAGAAATTGGCGCTAATGCTTCTTTACCAAAATACTCTGCTATTTGTTTTGCTTGTTTTACTGCTGGAGCGTTTTCATCTCTAATTTCTACTCCATAAAAATTTTTGTTTGCCAATATATCCCATCCAATTGAAATTAAAGGATTGGTTTTATGCCAAGCATAAATTGCCGTTCCTTTAATTATTCCATATTTTTGCAAAGCCGATTTAGAACTAAAAAATTCTTTCATCATTGTTGGCATTTGCAATCTTTCATCTGAACCATCTGGATTTTTATTGCCAGTTTTAGGATAAAAATAATCTAACAACTCTTTAGGCGATTTACCAGTAGAAATATAAGTTATCAGTCCTCCTAAAGTTCCGAAAACTAAAGGATAAGTAATAGAATAAATCATTCGGTCTGTTATTTCTGCCTTGCCTTGTTTTGTTGCTATTTTAGCAATAAACTTTGCAAAGTCCAGAGCACCGCCTCCAAATTCCCTAATCGTTCCTAAATTCCAACCCATTGACAAAGAGGAAGCCACTCCTAAATCTCTTATCCACCTTTTCCAAAATAAATTATCATAAACTAATTGTCCAAATCTATTATCAATACTATCCCAAAGTTTTGTCAAGTATTTATCTAATTCGTGTTCACTTATATTAGGATGAGCAGCAATATAATCTTTCGCTAATCTTAAAAAGTTTGATACTTTTAATCTTGGAACATACCAATCTAAAATTGGTGCTTGTATTGCTTCTAAAATCTCGGGAATTATTCTTATTGTTCCGCCAATAGGATTTCCTGTTTTAAATTCATCTATCGCTTTTTTCCATTGTTTTTCTGCTTGTATTCGCCAAATATTGCTCATTCGTGGTCTACCTCCAGCCCGTTTAATTAAATTAACGGCTTGTTTTTCCCAATCAGTTTTTGGTCCTTTTTCCCACGCTTCTATTATTCTACCAGCCCTCATACTTTCAATTGGTCCAATAGGAGTTTTTGCCAATGTTCTTAAAAAACCTTTAAAATCTTTCCTGCCTGCTTTTTTTAAAGCAATAGTTAAATTGGTTGCCAAATCAGACATTGTCGTTTCTACCATATGAAAAGTAGATAATCCCAATTTAACTGTTACCACCATATTTTTACTTTTCATAAATCCTCTAAATACCTTGCCATACCATTCAGGACTGCTCCATAAACTTGGAGATAAATAATTGTTAACTACATTTGCGGCTGGCTCGGGCATTATCCATTCTCCCGCTTGGACTACTCCTTTTTCAGTTGGAAAATAAACCTTTAAAGCATTTCTATCCAACGCTTTCCAGCCAAAAGGCGGACGCTTTAATCCTTTATTAAATTTCAGCCAGCCTTGCTCTTTCATTCTGTTTAAAAACTCTTTTATTTTGAGATACTGATAACCGCCAATTTCTCTCATTATTACCAGTTCTTCTGGATTAGTAGTTCTCAATTTAAGCCCCGCTTCCATTCCGTCCTTAATAAAGTCATAATACCTCTTTTTCATAAAAGCGGGCTTGCCTATTTTGCGGATATAAGAACTAATAAAACGCTGGGCTTCTTTTGGCTTTTCCCAAATATGAGGAAAATAATTCTCAATATAAGAGATTTTATCTCCGTATTTTTTTTGAAGGTTGTAAATTTTATCTAATCTTTCCCGATATTCTTTAGCAATATCAGCAAATACTTTTGCTTTGTCTTTGCCAAATTCAAGAAAATCTTTTGTAGTTATTGTTCCTTTTTCAACTTTATTTATAAAAGTCAATTTCGCTTCCTCTGGCACTTTTTCCCACCATTTAAGCCGTTTATCCATTGTATTCCATAATTGGTCTTTAAATTGCTGGATATCGGCTTTCATTTGACGCAGAAATATCTGGGTCGCTTCTTTGATTTTCTTATCGCTCGGAGGATTTAACCAGTTTTTAACAAGAAATTTTGCTTTTGAGAAAAAAGAAATTTTACCCTTAATCGGCTTTACAACATCTCTATCTATAAAGTTTGAAATTGCTTTTGCTCCTGGCACAACGGAAGCATTTAATTCTATGCTTTTAGAAGGTTTTTCTGGAAATTCTGGAAGTTTGGCTTTTTTTACTCCTTTAACTACTTGGTTGTAGAAATCAGTAAGAGTAATACCTAATCTTCTCATATCATCTTCTGGCTGGAATTTTCTAATAGATTTGGAAAGTAATTCTTGTAAAGCAGGATTAGGAATATGTCCTGTTTTTATTTTTGATTTAAAACCAGGAGCTCTTAATTCAGACCTGATAAATTTTGCTTCACTTGCAGTAAGTGGTTTTGAAAGTAACTCTTTTTTTTGTTTAACTAACTCTCTCTCAAACTCCTCCGCTCCCTTTTCAAGATTATCAGGATATTTCTTGGCTATTTCTAATGCTTTTTGTTTTAACGGCTCTAATTCTTTCGGAATTCCCTCTATTTTGGGTTTTATTTTAGGTTTAACTTCTTTTGCTCCTTTGATTGCTTGAGAGAATACTTTTTCAAGTTCTTCTTTTGATACCCCCATTGTTTCTATATCAAAAGGGCTAATAGATAATAATTTTGTCCCAACCCCTTTTCTATTAAAGAAAATTGTATCAGGGGAAAATCCTTCTGTTTCTCCTCCCTTCCAACTTATAGGTTCAAGATATATTTCTCCACTATTTAACTCTCCAATTCTATATTCTTTATTACCTATTTTAATATATCTTTCTAAATTACCATTTTCTTTTCTTAAAGGAATTTTATCTATAACATCTTGAGAAATAACAAATTCACCTTTAGAAATAGATGGTTTTTTTTCTATTTTACTAAAAAATATAGGAACACCTGTTCTATTAGGATAAATAACAAAAGTTTCTTTATCAATCTGTTTAAAAAGATGTTTTCCTTTATTTGTTTTATCTATTCTGACTATTCCGTTATTTTTTTCTGCTAAATTTTTCAATGAACTTTCTCCCCAAATAGTAGGACTTTCTTTAACAAGTTTTAACCGTAAAGTTTTAGGAGTATTGGTTATTATCTCCCATTGTTCTGATAGTTTTCCATTAACTTCACTTTTAAATATTTTTTCTTTGGGAATCCCCTCTATTTTCGCTTCTACGGGCTTTTTTGCTTTGGGTAATTTTATACCTTTTGCCTTTGAAATCGTCTCTAAAACAGGTTTTTTCGTTTTGGGAATAATTTTAATTCTTGTTTTTGGCTTAATTGATTTTGCGATTTTTCTTTTTACTAATTCTTTCGGTTCTTTGCCTGTACCTGCTTTAATTATTTTTTTGGCTTTGCTAACCGCTTTTTCCACTTCCTCTAAAGGCACTTTTTCACCTCTTTTCATTGCATTTTCTATTGGCTTTATAACTTCATCAGCCACTTTAACAGCAAATCTTTCTTTAACAAGTTTAAATAATTTACCTGCTCCTTTTAATATTCCAAAAGCCGCCAAATCTTCTAATACTTGTTTGGCTCGCGAACCATCGGTTTTAGGGTTATATAACAATTGGTCAGTTGAAATCCACGCTCCCAATTCTTTAACCACAGGAGCAAGTTTTCCTAATTTAGTAATTGCTGGTATTTTAGAAATGACTTTTTCGGTAGTAGAATAAGGCATCATCCAACCTAAAAACTTGCCAACCTCTCTTGCTTCTTTAGTCGGAGCAAATTCTTCGTAATATTCCTTTAATCCTTCTTCCATTTTAGGAACAACTTTTTCTTCATATTTTTTAGGCAATAATAATCTGGTTGCTCCAATAGTCGGTTCAAATACCGCTTCTCCAAAAACTCCTGCGGCTGTTTCTTTGGGATGTTTAATTGCTTTTCCCAAATATCTGCCAATAGTTTTAATTCCGCTCCAAATTCCTTTTCCTACTTTTTCAGCAGCAGATGGCATTCCTTTAATAGTTTCCAATGGTATATTCACACCTTTTCTTAATTGTTCTGTTTCAGTTTGATATTGTTTAATTCTTGCTTGTCTTTCCGCTTCTTTTTTTTGTTTTTCCAAATATAAAGGCGATTGAAGTTGTTTTTCAATTTCTCTTGCTTTATTTAAAATTTTATAATTTACTGCCATATTTCGTTTTCATTGTAATTCTTTTTTTGTTTTTGAATATAAGGCATTATTATATCCAAATAATGATATCCTTTTTCTCTGCCGTATTCTTCTGCCAACGCTCGCCTAATCGCTTCTAAAGATAATCCTTCTTGTAAAGCAACTGAAATAGTATCCGCTATATTTCTTGGAATACCTAATGCTGATAATTTTTTATAATCAATTTTTGTCCAAAATGGCTTAATTTCTTCTTTTTCTTCTCGTCCTTTGTATATGTTTTTATACCAATCTCCAAAATTCAATTTAGAACCTGTTAATTTCCATAATCTATACGCTTCTGGCTCTTTTTCTCCTGCTTTTTTAAGAGCCAATTTTTCCGCCAACTCTCTCTTCGCCTTTTCTTCTGGACTTTCATAAGTAAATATTTCCTTGTAATAAGGAATATTTTTATACCCATATTCTAAAGGCAATGCCGCTAATTCTCTTTTTCTTGCTTGTTCCTGCCCATATATTTTTAACATATCAGCCAATTCTCTCCTTGCTTCCGAATAACCTGCCCTTGCCCTGCTTTCCGCTCTCATTAAATCCGCAAGTTGCTCCCTTAATGGTTTTCCTTCCATTGCCAAATATCTTCTCCTCTGCGCTTCTGTTACCAATTTTCCAGATATTCGCTTGTTAATATCATCTTCAAGTTTATCAAGCAAGGCTTCTGTATCAATAACCTGTTTTTGTATTCCTGTTAATTGTTTTCGTTGTTGAGGCAGTCCTAATTGTTCTGAATACTGCTTATAAACTTCCAAAGGACTTGGTTGATTTTTCAATGTATTTATATAATCCTGCAGATATTTATTTTGCTGCTGCAATGTTTTAAACATCCAATCCCGATAAGAAGTTTCTTTGTTTATACCTGCAGACGGCATTTTTACTTCTGTAGTTTTCGGCAATGCCGCATTGTATTTTTGCACTTCCTCTGTTGTTGTTTTCGGAGTAATTCTCATTCCTGCTTTTTCTGCTTTAACAAAAGGTTCTAACTGCTTGCTGACATTTGAAAGTCCGCTTTGAATATTAAGAAGCGTTTGTTTTAATTTTTCTATTTGTTGTTGTCGTGTAGTCATTCTTTTTTCCTGCCTCTTTGTTTATTCGTAAAAATATATTGTTGCCGACCCTTCTAAAATTGTTTTATTAGAAGAAGCGCTGATTGTAACATTTCCATTGCCAGGAGCATTTGTATCCCATTGCGCTCTGACAGACACATAAACTTCATCCGAATAAGCATTCTCCGTGTCATAATTGGTAACATCTGTAATTCTATCTCTGTATAAAATCAATTGTCCTTTTGTCCAAGGGTCTACGGTGGTAAAATCTATTTTAATTTCATAAGTTACAACCAGCATTGATGCCTGCGTGGGAGCAACTATAGTAACAGAAGAATTATTTTCAAAATCATCGTACGTAAAACTCCTAATAAATTTCGGCATTTTATCGGTTTGTATCAATAATTTGCTTCCTTTTCCCACGCCTACTTTAACAGCCCATTTATCAGAAGGTTTAGGAGTTAAATAATAATTTAATGTTCCTTCATCATCCGCCAAATAATATATTCTTCCTTTTGTATAATTTCCATCAACCTCCGAACCATCTGTTAAAGACATTATTTTAATTGTTTCTCCAGCCGACTTATCTTCAAGCGCTATGCCTATTATATTTTTAACTTTATTGTAATCATTATTACTTGCCAAATACGCTTTTCCGTCCGAGTCAAATTCAGAAGTAATTTCCACATAAGGTTTTTGGTCATACTCGCCGCCTCCTGTTCTTTCTTTACTTCCAAACTGCAATTTTCCATAAGGAAGACCAGATATCAATAAAACTATTCCATAATTATTAAATCCTCCATCTGCCGAACCTCTATCCCACATTTTGTATAATTCTGTTATATCTATATCATAATAAACACCAGTTGAAGAAGAAGTAGTAAGATTTAATTTTGCCCAAACAAAAGTATCATAAGAAGGCTGATTATTCCAAGTTATTGTAGATTCGCTCCAATCAGCCGTTACTCTATGCACTTCTATTGCTGGCGGATTAGAAGTTAATTCGTTAAATATCAATTTTAATTTTAATAAAACTTTTTGGGTTTTATACCAATCAATTCCTTTACTCGTATCTATTTTCATATAAATTCTGTAAGAATAACCTCCATCATCTCCTACAAGCAAAAGAGTGTCATTTCCATAATTTGAATCAGGCGAAGCCTCGTAAACATAAGTATCAGCCGAAACAATTGCCGTGTTATGGTCTGCGTCGCTATGATTGCAATATGTTTCCACCGTTCCCTTAATACAGCATAATTTTCCAGCAGAAATATCCTCTCCAGCCGTATACTGCTGACAAAATTGATAATTGGAAGCAGTAACTTTCCCATCCATATCCACGCTAAAAGGAGCATTTTCAAAATCTTCACTCCCAATCCAAAATCCTTTTTCTGTGTTAGACCTAATGCTTCTGTTTCCGCTTCCTGCTTTCCAATGTTTAAGTTGATTAAAAGCGGTAATTCCTCTTGTCCCAATACTGCTTCCCCTTTTTGCTGGAATATCTATATCTTGAATATATGGAATTTTTACTTCTTCTTTCATAAAATATCTTTACTTTCTAAATCGCAATATATTTCTTCCAACTCGGGAGCATTATTTCCAGAAGTTGTAAAATCCACCTGCAACTGCAAATATCCGCCTGTTAAAGTTTTTTTCGTCCATTTTTTATAACCCGTCGTATCATCTTCCAAAGTTAAAGATGTTTTTGTCCCGCCGTTTAAAAAGTATTCTGCTTTAATATCCGTGTTGGAAGGCTTTGTTTTATAACAAAACGCAAAATTCTTAAAATATTTAATTAAATGTCTCGCTCCGCCGTCCAAAATCAATGTTTTGTAATAAGCATTTGAATATTTAGTTGTCCAATCAATCACATCTACGCCATAAGAACCGCTATCTTTCCACGCCACCAGCAAATCTGTTCCTATTGTAAGCAAAGCGCCGATAGTTATACCGCTTGTATTCCCTGTTGATATTACATATTCCAAATTAAGAGCCAATGGATAATTGCTGTCGTGTCTGCCTAAACTATAAATACCTTGCTTTAACGGATTACCAGAAGAATTTGAAACTCCAAACAACGGCAATCCATTGAAAGAAGTATAAGATTGAGGCAAAACTTCCATTGTGCCTTGCCCATAATCGCCTTTTATTTTTTTTCTTAAAACTAATTCCTGCCCTGTATATTGATAAATGTTGCCTGATTGCCCTGCTTGAGCGTATACATAATTATCCACAGGAATAAAAGCGTTTAATCCTCTTTCTGGAATATCGTCGTCTGAAATATAAGCAGGAGAAGCCACATCCCATCTAAATATCCGAGCAGAAGTATATTTGTCCGATGTTGTCGTTCCCACTAAAACATCAATCCCAAAATTTATCAAAGTTCTTATTTCATAATTCGGCGGCAATTCCGCTAATGCAACATCTGGCGTTCCTTGAGAAGTAAATGTGCCTGTATCGTCTACCGTCGCTATTTTTCGTCCATTTCCTATCAATAAATATAATCCTTGAACTGTCATCGGGTGATATGTAGCATTATCCAATGTTTTCCAACTATCTGTCCAAGAAGGACTTCCTGACAAAGGACCATATCTTCCCAGAGCAGTGGCTGAAGCGTAGTAAATATAATCATCAAACTCTATTGCTCCAACATTTGCTCCATTTCCATTGGTATGCTCCAAACTCCAAACACCTGCTGACGTTCTTTTGTATATTTTTCCGCTGTCTCCAAACCAATAAGAATTGCCGTCCGAACAAGGAACCGCAAACTTGCATAAATCTGTTACCGTTGTTCCGCTTTCTTTTTTAAGCGCTTGATTAACTTTTAAAAGACCAGGACTGCTGTGTATATCCAGCCCAACTCCTTCGGCAAAAGAACCTTTAACTCCTATTTTATCGCTGTCCGCCAATCCTCCGCTGAAATTGTTTATTCTGATATATTTCATATTTTTTTAAGATGTTATTGTAGGCCATTGATTAGGGTCTACTTGCTCTATTTCCGTCTGTTCTAATATATTGTTTGTTGTTTTCTTGTCCGCCGCTATCATTTCTTCCAATCCTTCGGTATACAATTTTTTATACTCATTTGCCTGTATTCTTGAACCAGCAGTATCTCTTGACTGAAAATAAATTGATAATGCTTTCCATAAAGGCAAATTTTCAAATCCTTCCATTAAAGGAACTAATTCGGCTATTGTATAACTTCCGCCGCTTACATCGTCTTCTCCAAATTCTCCTTGAATAGTCAAACTTGTTGCTGAACTTACTGCCGTAATTTTATACCAATAATCCGTTACTTTGATATACCTGCCAACCATAGAAGAAGTCCAAGAAGTTCCTGAACCAGTAATAGTGGAAGAACCTTTTGTCACACTTACCGTTCCAGTCGTATAATCCGCTTCTCCTAAATCTTTTATTTTTTCTTGAAAAGTAAAAGTAATTGTATTTCCATCAGACGACGGAATAGGATAAAATCCTATTTCTCTGGTTGAGGGCTTAATATGAAAAGCGGTAGGAATGTCCGACGACATACTTATCATATTCAACCGACTCCAATCTCTTCCATTTTTTATTTCCTTAGGCGTATAAGTTATTGAATTAACCTCAACTTGAACTTTTCTTATTGTTTCACAATTATACGGCAAAGGATAATACTGCTTATCTTCTTCTGTTGAATCAGTCGCAGTTTCTCTATTAAAAGTCCAATCCCGCAATCTTAAAATCTGCTTAATAAAATCGTTCATTAAAGTTTTTCCCAATGTTTCATTGGACGATGAACTATCGCCTGATATTGTTTTGTAATCTGAAACTAATTGATTAAATGTTTTTGCCATAATTTATTAACTTAATGTTATTGTTCCACTTCTAACTACTCCGTCTGAACCTTTTAACTTAAAAGTTAAAGTAGTGTCATTTGTCGCTTCTACTACTATATCCCCATTATTTTGAGGGGTAACAGATGAACCTGGATTTACTCCTATTGTTCCTGTTATATGAAGTTTATAATCTGGGGAAGAAATCCCAATTCCCACATTACCCGCGCTGTCCACGGTCAGAATATCCCCGCTGGTCAGGTTGGTCAGACGCAGGTAGTCAGCCGTGCCTGTGGAGGCGACTTCAAGGATAGAGCCGGGAGAAGTGGTGCCTATGCCGACGTTGCCGGAACTATCCACAACCAAGTCATAACTTGACCCATCGTGAGAAATCTCTATAGGCATCTCCACTTTGAAGCCCTGCACATAACTATCCTGCCTTCTCAAATGATACCAGTCATCGGTGTCGTCGATTTCTTCCCAACCAAATCTCTCCATTTCCAGGTGATATTTTAACTACATTCTCCCCAGACATTCCATTTCCAGGTGATATTTTAACTACATTCTCCCCAGACATAAGATGTAGACCATAAGAACCTTTTAAATATGCCAACCTGAGAGTATCTACGCCCAACTCCCAAAAATCAGAATGTGTTGAAGTTTTTCTATATCCATACAAACTTTTCCCATACTCATCATCATCAACATCAAGAGAATATGCAGGACTCGCCGTCCCAATTCCCACATTTCCCGCTGGCGATAAAATAATATCTCCAGTAGATGTAGCAATTTCTCCATCTGTTCCATCGTGCTTAATTGACAAATAATTAGACCCGCTTGCATCGCACGCAAATATAAAATCGTCGTTCCTTAAAGGGTCTTTGCCCCAAAAAGAATACTTTGTGTTTCCACCTGTTATAGCGGGAGCATAAAAAGCAACAGCAGTACCTTGATTTAAAGGAGTAGAACCGTCTGTTGTAACTTCCGCTCTTCCCTGCACACCTATTGCAAATCCGCTTGTATAATCCGCAACTTGAACAGACGCCAAACCTAATACTCCTGTATAAATAGCATCTCCATCCTGCGAATAACCATTTACTCTTCCTTCCACTCCATAAAGAGGATGCTGGGAATTTGCCACATCCTCCACTAAACCTAAAACGCCTATTCCGTGTCCTGTAGTAGAAGCGCCAGTTCCTGTATTTTTGAGATAACCTGTAATTGCTTGCGGCACTGCATCTTCCGCAAATTCTCCCTGCCAGTCGCTGAATATAAGAGCGTCAAGCCCAGAAGACGGATTTGAAGTTGACGCAACATGCAGAAGATAACTTGGATTGTCCGAACCAATACCAACTTTCCCGCCATAATTAACTCTCATTACCTCGCTTCCTTCAACCGCAAAAATATGAGCCAAAGAATCATACCATATAGGTTTGTATGATGAATTGTCATAATCATATTCCTTTATTACGCCTATATCAACTGATTCATCGTAATACAATTCAATTCCTTTGCCCGAATCTGGGTTGCTGGTGGTTGAAGAAAGTATCCGCAATCTATCCGTCATATCAAGTTTTGTTTTGGGATTAGTTGTGCCAATGCCAATGTTGCTTGTTGACACATCTACATACAAAGTATTCGTATCAATTGCCAAATCCAAACTATTATCTTTTGGAGTAAGAATTGTTCCTGTTTTTTTCCATTTTGGATTATAAGTTAAAGGCATATTTAGTTTTTATTTATTAAATTAAGCCGTCCAAGCAATAATTTCTACTACAACTCCAGCAGTAGAAGATTGGAAATATAAAGTTAAAGAAGAAGGTTTAATTAAATCTTCCCAATAAGATTGTCCTCCGTGAATAGTAATATATTTCGTTCCCGATTCTCCAGAAGTAAAACTCATTTTAATATCATCATCACTCCGACATTGAATCACATATTTTGTTGTGTTTGACGGCAATGTCTGCGAATATTCAGTATTAGCATTCGTTAAAGTTAAATTATAAATAGTCGGAGAAACAGCATTAACAACCGCAACACTATCAACCGAACTAACTAAAGAAGATTGTTCAACTTTAAGACGCTTTGTTACTGGGTCAACCCGCAGCATTACAATATCTTGATTGCTATCATCTGTCACTCCTCCCATTACTCTCCAGTAATTAGCGTCTATTTTTAATCTTTCATCAGCCATAATATTTTATTGCCTCTATTGCATTGTTTCCCAAATTCTTTTAAGAGACCTTTCTTTTTCTTCTATTAAAGATTTTTCAATTTTTATTTCTTTTTCTTGTTGGGTTATTTTCTTTTCTTTTTCCTCTAATTCTCTCTCTTTTTCTTTTAATTTTTCTTCTTTAGAATCAGCCAATAAAATTCTATCTTCTATCTTCTTTTTAATTTTCTTTAAATCTTCTATTTCTTTTTCAAGAGATTCTTTTACTTTAATTATCTCTTCTAATTCTCCAGAAATCTCTACTACCTCTTTTTCTATTTCTTTTTTTTGCTCTTTTAATACTTTTATACCCTCCTTTAATTCTTCTTCTTGTTTTTTAAGATTACCTAATGCTCTTTCCCATAGGTCATCAAAATCCTTCTGAACTTCGCCTAACATCTTCTTTAACATCTCCTGATATTTTTCAGACCATTTTTGATAAAATTGTTCAAACATATTTATACTCCAAATAATATTCTTTCGTTTTCAAAATGTTCTCTAATTTCGCTTGCTGACAAAGCGCGGTTGTAAATGCGGACTTCGTCGATGAGGCCGTGAAAATAATAATTGGATATTCTTCTACCAATAAGCACATCAGTATTACTTCTTATATCACCAACTCCCGAAGCATTAGCTACGTTATCAAGATAACCATCGAGATAAATCTTTATCAGATCACCTTCCCAAACTCCAACAATATAATGCCAGATACCATCTGTTACTGTCTTTGAAATTGTAGAAACATCCCGAGGATTAGCACCATCCCCGATGAAAAAGTTAGGTTTATTGTTGGTCTGAATTCGAAGAAGATAACCAGGTCCATAACCTGATAAATCCTTTACAATAATAGTCTTTTGGGTCCCTGTTTCTGATGTTTTCACCCACGCCTCAAGCGTAATTTCATCAGTAATATTTAAACTCTCATCGCTCCCACAGTCCACATAATCATCCACCCCGTCAAACTTTAATACATTTAACCCACTTGGCAAAGTTTTCCACACCGCTCCATAAATAGTTCCGTGATTTCCTTTTTTGGACAAATCAAAAACTTTTGTTCCTTTTTGTCTTGAACCTCTGCTTATAGTTTGTAAAACACAACTATCATCTATCGGTCTTGCAATTCCAGGACTGGCAAATTCTGTTGGAATAATAATATTGCTCATAATTTTTCAATTTCGCAAGCAATATTTCCGCCTTTAGAGTGTTTATGAATATGAAATTGTTTTTTATATTTTAATCCTTTAAAAACAGATTCATACTGCTTTGATTTTGTTTTCGCTTCTGTTTTATTCTTTACCTCAATTCTAATAATCTGCGGCTGTTTTTCCAGCATTTCTTCTTCTGTTAATTGTTCAATTATTTCAAGATAATTTCTTATTTTCATAATCTATATAATTTATACTTTACTTCTATTGCGTCACTATCTGCAGCAAACTTTGCTCCAAGTTTTATTTTTCCTTCTCCAATAAACAACCCTTGAATAAGAAAATCCCTGTAAGTGTCGCTTCCCGTAATTTTTTCAACCGTGTGAGATGTATGCAAAACATCTCTTTCATTTGTCCCGTCTATCTTAATTACATTGTAAGTATATACCGTTAAATCGCCCGCTGTATCTTCCTGCGGTTTTTCTATTGCCAAAAGATACAAACAATCTGGATGAATAAGCGAAGAAAGAGAAATAGCGGATGTTTTCTTTTCAGTTGTTAAATCATCTCCCGAAGCAAAACTAATTGAACCAGAAGCAATTAGTCCATCGTCCGCTCCTTCTCTTGTTATTCCTCTTTTGTCTATATGATATTCCATTGACATAATTTTATTTTTTTATTAGGGAGACAAACGGCAAGGAGGCAAACTTACCGCTTAATCTCCCTAACAAAAACTACTCTTTTTTTTGTTTTTGCGCTTTAATGGCTCTTGCTTTTTTCAATGCTTCTATTCTTTTTTCTCTTAACTGCTGTTTTTTCAATTCTTCCAATTCTTCAAACTCTTTCTGACTCTTTTCCACTTCTTTTTTAACTCTTTCGCCTTCCGACTCTATCTTTTCTTCTTGTTTTTCAAAAACTATCTCACCTTTAATCTGTCGTTCAAGAGGTTCTCTCAATACTGGGTCTTGATAATTTTCCACTTTATCTCTAATAAGAATTTTATTTACCAAATGCTTGGTAAAATGCTCAACCAAAAATGCTGGAAAAGGCTTTGTCTCTCCCGCTTTAATAACATACTCTTCTCCTCCCCATTTTCCAACAAAATCCTCGTTGTCTATATTCGTAAAATTTACTAAATCAAATCTCATAATTTTTGCCTCTTATTTTATTACGACCTTTAAAATAATAATCTCATCTCTGCTTCCCTTATAAAAAGAGAAACAGAGGGAAATTACTATCCTACTTTGTCGGTTACAACAGGATAACAAAGTTGAACCGTAAGGTCTCCAGCAGCGCTGATACTTTCTCTTGAAATCATACCAATAATGCAATCTCCTGAAACAACAGCGTCATCCACTTTTCCATCGGTTGAACTGATATAAAGAGCGGCATTGTCTGATACAGCGCCTGCGGCAGCAGCAGTGCCTTCTCCAAATATCTGATACCAGCCGTATTTATTTGCCGTAATAGCAGCCATAGCAACTGCTACTGGTCCAACAGCATTGGCTGTAATCAAAGCAGTTTGTCCGTTTTCATCGTAAGTAACTACTGAACCAGCCGCTGTAGAAGCAACTCCTTTAAGGTAAATATACTCATTTCCATCTGCGTCCTGTGTTCTTGTCAAAAGGCTGTATTGAGCGCTGCTGTCTATTTGCGTTAATGGTGTTCTTAATTTAATCATTGTATTATATGCCCCTAATAGGTTTTGGTATACCTCGCCGTTTTAGAATTATTTATGCTCGCCAAACGGGAACTACGAGCCGACCTTTAATGGTCTGAATTATTCAGCCAATAAACCTAAATTTTTTAAGTGCTTTACTATATCGCCAATTGTATAGGCAGTGCTTCCCACATTTCCAGTAAAAGTAGAGTCGTCATTCACGCTTGTTCCGCTTCCAGCAGTAAATCCGCTTGTTTCTCCAGTAGAACTTGGTTGAGCAATAGGAGTAGCATTAAAGAAACCAATCTTTTGAGTAGCATCAGTTCCTATTTTTGTTCCTGTCGTTGTTCCTACGCTGATATTTTTAGCATCTGCTAAAGTAATACTATCAGAAATACTAACTGTTCCATCCAAAGTAATGTCATCTGCTCCCGTGCCATCAGCACTAATTTTGATTTTCCCATCTGCTGGAGATTGGATATAAATTCCAGTGTCTCTAAAATTCAATTTTTGATTTGTTTTAAACTCTAAATCAATATCCAATGTTCCACCTTCTTTTAAAATAGGAATATAATCTTTTGCGTCCATATTTTTATGCCTCTTTCCTTAAACCACGACCTTTACTTTGCAAAGGGGGGGAGTTTAAAGCCCTCCCCCCAAAGGCTGTGGAACTATACTCCTGTGATACCTGCAAGTTGGCCGAATAATCTCGGATTATCAGCAATCAAGTTACCATTCAAAAGAATATGCCCAACTACACCATACTGGTCAAGCGGAACTTTAAACCCAGAAAAACTCCAACCAAAAGTTTTAGGAACTTTGCTGTAAACTCCTTCAATCGTGTCAGAAGTCCAAGTAAATGGCTTATACCCTTCCACCGTAGTAGGCAGACCATAAAAAGCAATGTGTTTAGTGTTTAAAAAC